AAATTTTCCAAAAAATTGATATGTTCTTTGAATTAATTGGAGAAGTAGAGGCTGTAATTAAAGATGCATTTGAGTTCTTTAATAAAATTAGGTCATATGAAGGCTTTAAAAAATTTGGCGAAGAACAAATTATTAAAAAGCTGATTAAAGAATTAAAGAAAAAATTATTAGAGGTTGTAAATAAAGTTTTCACAGAAGTAGAAAATATGATTGGTGGCTTTAATATTGAAGGCATTATCGGAGACGCCCAAACATTCTACAGAAAAGGTGTATCAAAAAATATTATGACAGCAAAGGAAGAAATGTGTGCTTTCTTTACTGATGCAAATAAAAAGACAATTAAGGATAAAGTCAAAGGACTTATTGATTATGCTGTAAGTTTATTTGAGAGTCCAAATTTAGAGGCGATACAATATTTTATTGCTCGTTTCTGTGCATTGGTTGCAAATGTTGAAGCATTAATCAGAGATGTTAAAAAGCCATTAGATGATTATACATTGCGATTCCAAACAATTACTAATAGATTAAATGCAATCTCAAACATTAATACATCGTCAGCAATTCGTGCAGGAGCAATACGATATTCTCCATCAGCTCGGAAAGATGCAATAAATAGATTAGAGGCAAGGGCGATTGACCCAGGTATGAAGGATTATTCTCCTACGGGGTCGATTGACGAGGTACCTGAACCTACAGCTAAGGAATATGGTGGACTTCCTAAATGTGGTGCTGTATTTAAAGGCACAGATTCTACATTTAAAGTCGAAGGTGATTCATTTGATGAAAAAGAAGGTGTGGGTATTTACGGGTACATAAGAATAGATTTAGATACAAAGGTTTACTTACATAGAGTACAAAAAGATATAGGTGGAACTTTGACAATTACAGATGGTTGGATAAGTAAAGCTTATAACGAAAAAATAGAAGGTGATGAAAATAATGCTCACCTAAGTGGTCTGGTTGTGGATATTAAGAAAGATATGGCAGACCCGCAGGCGTTTATAGATTCTGCTTTAAAAAATGGATTTAAATACGCTAGAGAATTTGATGATTATATCCACCTAGACATACGAGAGATACCACAATGACAATAGATGTTTTTACACCAAGAAGTAAAAAGGTAAATCTTTATTCAGATTTTTACAAAGATTTGCGCACCAGTCCAATTTCAAAAGATCTTGCTTTATTGAAAGATGAGGACTCTGTTAAAAGAGCAATTCGTAATTTAATCTTAACAGACCCAGGTGAAAGATTAATGCAACCTAATCTTGGTGCCGGTATCAGAGAGTTATTATTTGAAAACATGACGCCTGGTACATTAAAATTAATTGAGGAACGTGTAGTAGATACAATCGAAATTTACGAACCTCGTGCAGAATTAATAGACATAGCTGTGGAACAATTAGGTGAACAACAAGTAAACATTACAGTATTGTTTTATGTCACAAACGAAGAACAACCAATTCAGCTAGATGTTATTTTAGAAAGGAATAGATAGAGATGGCCAATCCAAAAACTCCAATTACAGAACTCGACTTTGATTCGATAAAAAGTCAGTTAAAAACATATTTACAAACACAGACGCGTTTTAAAGATTATAACTTTGAAGGAAGTAATATGTCAGCATTGCTTGATGTATTGGCCTTTAACAGTTTCCAAAATAATTTTTATACCAATATGGCACTTAACGAAATGTTTCTTGACTCGGCCGTCCTTAAGAACAGCATCGTTTCTCATGCCAAAGAGTTAAATTATATTCCTCGCTCTCGTAAATCAGCAACAGCAACACTTCGTGTGACCATTTCAGATAATACTCTTACTGATTCAACAGTCACAATCCCACAATATTCTCAATTCTCTGCAACATATCAAGGTGAAACATTTAATTTCGTAAACGATATTGCATATGTAGCAAGGCGAACAGAACCTGGCATATATGTAGCAGAAAATGTTATTGTCTACGAAGGACAAATGTTAACAAGTTTCCAAAGAGAAGGCTTTATTGTAGACGCTGATGGAGTGCTCAGAGTTCAGCTTACAAATAATGAAGTAGACACAGACAGTATTGTAGTATTCGTTGACGCAGAAGCTACAGAGGACCAAAATGTGTTTGAAAGGGCAACAACAATCTTTGGTGTTCAGCCTTTGGATAAAGTATTTTATCTTGAACCATATCTTGATAACAGATATGCAATTTATTTTGGTGGTAATAAATTTGGATTACAACCAGAAGAGTTCGAAGACGTACGTGTAAGATATCGTATATGTTCTGGTGATGAACCAAATGGTGCAAGTTCATTTACAACATCATTCCTAGAAGGAGCAACAATTAATGTAGAAACAACAATTGCTGCAAATGGTGGTGCTGAACGTGAATCATTGGAAAGTATTAGATATTTTGCTCCTAAAGCATTACAAATTCAAGAACGTGCAGTCACAACAAGTGATTACGAAGTATTATTACAACAACGATTCCCAGAAATTACAGCTGTAAGTGCTTATGGTGGTGAAGAACTTGAACCACCTCAATATGGTAAGGTCGCAATCTCAGTATTCCTTACTGATGACGCGCAATTAATTTCCTCCACACTTGCTCAGGCTTATGTACAATATCTGTCAACAAAATCGCCATTGGGTATCGAACCAATTTTTGTACAGACAAAATTCTTATATGCTGATTTAACTGTTGATGCAAGTTTCTCAACAAAAATTACTTCAAAATCAGCTGATGAACTCGAGGCATTAATCCGAGCTCAAATACAAACGCATTCAGATGTAAACTTAGAAAACTTTGATAGGACATTACGATTATCAAAATTAAATGCTGAAATTGATGCATTGGACGAAGGTATTACAAGTAATAGTATTAATGTATTACCAATTATCGAATATGCTCCAACATTAAATTTCGAAACAAATCCAACATTTAAATTCTCTACTGAATTGACCAAACCATATCCATACAGAAATGCAAGTGGCTTTACTGATTATAAACCTGCTATACGAAGTAGTGTATTTGATGATGCTGATGGCAACTGTGTTTATTTACAGGACGATGGTAATGGTACCATTATGACAGTAACTGATGATTCTACAAATAGAGTAATTATTAACCCATCTGCAGGAACTGTGGATTATAAAAAGGGTGAAGTAAAACTTACAAAATTTGTTGTGTCAGGCTTTACTGGTACAGGTATTAAAATTTGTGCAAATACTAAGAGAAGTGATATTACAGCTCCAAAAGGGCGAGTGTTTATTATAAGAGATGTAGATGTAAAAGTCAATATGACATCAGAAAATGTAGGTTTAACAAGTTCAAGTAGCTCAGGCACTTCGACCAGTAGTTCAGGTAGTAGTAGCGGATACTAATTAGGAAATCTCTATGGCAACGCAAGGCGAAATTGATAAAAATATAGCCTTTTTTATTAAAAACCAATTTCCTGGTATATACAGGGAAGAGGGAGCAGAGCTTGTTCAGCTTGTAGAAGACTATTTCAAGTTTGCTGAAACACAAACCAATCAACACGTTTATTTGTCAAGGCGTTATTTCGATATTAAAGATATTGATTCGACCCTTGCGGATATGATTATATTCTTCCAAAAGAAATTCCTTTCAGATTTACCACTTAAACCAGATGTAGTTAAATTTATTGTCAAAAATATTCTTGACTTATATCGCAGAAAGGGAACACCAGCTGGTATTGAAATCTTTTTTGCAATATTCTTTGAAGAGTTCGATGTTGAAATCCGAACTCCTGCAAAACGAATGCTCAAGGCTTCCAACAGTAATTGGGACCAAGGCATTTATTTACAGTTATTTCCTAACACAGGTTTATTCCTTTCAAAAACAGAAAAAGAATATTCATATAAAGATTTAATATCTCTCAATATTACTGGTTCGGCTTCCGGCGCAATGGCAGCTGTTGGTAAAATTAATTTGGTGATTTTAAATGGTATTGAAACGCCTATCATTTATATTGACGAGGTCCGAGGCAATTTCCAAAAATATGATAACCTGATTACAAATATTGATGGTGAAGTAATATCGTTTGGTCAAGTAAATGGTTCATTAAGTGCAATGCGAATTGACGAAACATTTGCTGATGCAACTACTGGTAACGAATTAGGAGACA